TCAATGTTCGCTTCCTGTTAACTGCCGGACAAGTGCAACCAGTTCGCTTACCTGATTTTCCAGAGTGCTGATCCGGGTGTCTGCTGTTGCCAGATTTTGACGTAGCGTTGTGTTTTCCTCTTCCAGCGCGGTAACGCGATCATCTGTTTCACGGGCGAACTGAACAAGTAAGCCCGTCACGGCGGCGTAGTCAACATTAAGATAGCGCGTTTCTTCGCGTAGCTCGTTGCCGTCAACGGTCGGACCTTGCAACTCTTCACCATAATGAGTAAACGATCCCACAGCTTCTGGTATCGCCTCCATTACTTCCTGTGCAATAACGCCAGCATAAGGCATCCCGTTTTCCCTGAGCGTGTAGGTGTATCCGTTCATTTTACGGATTGCTTTCGTCGCGTCGCTGATAACGAGAATATCGTCTTTAAGGTCGCGGTCTGACGACTGATTCAGCGTTGTGCAATTAATAGCGCCATTTACATCAAACAACTGGCCTGCTGACGTTTTTTGCGCATAAAACAGATACGCAGCAGACGTTCCAACCTCAAAAACGTTTTGTCGATCACTTGATCCCCATACTTTTGCGGCAAATGATAGTTCTGTATTACCTAAGTTCTGTAAAACAAAACGATTGCCAGTCCCTGTTTGTTTTGTAAGAGTTAAATCAACAGTTGAGTTAACCTCATCCTTGTTGATAGTGAGCGCCTGCGCTTTAGCCCCGTTAACAGCACCTGTTTTGAGTTGAACCGTGCCGTCATTACCATTTAACAGTATCTCAGCTCCGCTAAAGAAATTTTTTAGCGACAGCATCTTACTTACGCCGGCTGATGAACCCAACGCCCACGCGAGAGAATTACCGGTGCTATCAAACCCACGTACAAAGCAATCCATTTTGCTATAGTCTGACGTGCTTCCAAGGACATCAATCCGCCCTCCGCCAGATTTTACCGGGTTAGATGTGGTTAATGACCTGACAGCAAGATCGGTAGATGAATTGAGATCGTCTACTGTTAATAGTCGTTTCCATCCCTTATCAACCCCAGCCTCAAAGCTTCTTGCCCAAAATTTGGAGTTGCGACCGGCGAATTGTGTGACGTAATTACCGCTAAATTGAGCATGGAATCCGCCAACAACCATTGTTCCGTCAGGACCGCCTGCGCTCCCTGCTATTGGCTTAAACTTATTTACATTCTCTGTATGTTGAGTGCTCCAGTTTTGCCCTGTGTGAACAACCAATCCCTGATAAGAACTGAAGGTACCATCAAGGTTAAAATTAAAGAACTTACTGTTCCCTGAATTATTTATGTCCCTGACAACAATTTCACCAGAAGCGTTAGCGGCCCTTAGTTCAGTTTGATCGACAACCGGACCTCCTTCGGATTGTAATCTTTGAGAAACAAATGTTCTGTTTGAAGCGTCCGTACCGTACGCGGTGAAAGATTGTGTTGCTTTAATCTGACCATTGTTTACAAATATAGGAATAGTGACGGTAAAATTTTTGTCAAAACTCAGGCCATTTGTTAATGCAATCCTTTCTGACACCCCTTGTCTGAACGGAAGGTTGCTGTAGAAGCCATGTTCACCGCCAGTGAAGTCAAGAACATTTTTAACAAAGTTCTTGTCGTTATCCTCCGTTGACGTTGATACACCAAACTTATATCTAACCCCGTTGTCACCAATTACGTAGTCTTCTGTTGGAACCTTAACTTTTGCCTTGTAGCCAGTTTGCACAACGACAGGAAAAGCGCTTTTATGGATGTAGAAAGCTACATGCTGCGCATAATCTCTTTGCGACGCTTTAATGCAAAGTATCCCGAGTTCATTTTTTTCATAGCAAACAAATGACCCGTAAGCCACATCGCGAACGTCACTCCAGCCACCACATCGAATGAACCCAAAAAATGAGTTACTATTAAGCGGATTTGATGCCGGACCTCCTGCTGTTTTTATTTCAACAGGACATAACATGGCACCGCTCCCATTCATTGCGGATGTGTCTATTATGACAGGGTAGTATTTGCCATCCACTGCACCACCAGGGGCATTAAGGGTCATCGCTTTTGTTAATCCACCCTCAGGGATTTGCAAATTAGTTTTGGCGTCATCAAGGCTATTTGCGCCAGTGCCACCATGAGAAACATCAAGTGGTATCCATTTTTTTTGTGTGTCGCTGTAACACCCCCATGTTGATCCGGTTAACCCCAGGCGCATGGATTTATCATGGTTATATAACCATGTTTCGCTATTCCATTGGTCAAGACGGTCCACTTCATTTTTGCGAGCGTGGCGTGTCCATTGCGGGCCTGTTGTCGGACTCCAGCGATAGGTATAAAGCGAGCGAGTAGTCCATCCCTGAAATACACCTGTATACGCTGGAGTTCCATCTACCTGACTAATAAACCCCGTAAGACTGCTTTCACCGGATGCAATAGACGGGAAACCTGTTGCATCAGCCATGATGCGCATAAAGCCAATATAACCTGATGGATTTCCTGAGATGTCAGAGCAACCACGCGGTGATGATCCCAAACCGATGTTAGTACCAACAATACCCTGGGCCTGGTTGCGATAATTAAGTGCGTCCGCCGCAGATTTCGCCGCGTTTGTTTCACTGGATTTAGCATTAGTTTCGCTGGCTTTAGCGTTGGTTTCGCTGCTCTTTGCTGCTGCCTCGCTATTTTTCGCGTTGGTTTCTGATTTTTTGGCTGCTGTCGCGGAGTTTGCCGATGCAGTTTGTGAGTCTGCTGCCGCCTGTGCGCTGTTATCCGCATTCGTCTCAGACGTTTTTGCGGCCTTCGCGGAATTTCCTGCCGCCGTTGCCGAGGAAGCGGCACTGCTGGCGCTCGAGGCAGCGCTCGTTTCTGATGATTTTGCCGCCTCTTTTGAAGCCGACGCATCCCGGGCTGAGGTGGCAGCTTCTGACGCTTTCGTGGTCGCGGTGGATGCAGAAGTGGCTGCTGATTGTTGTGATGCTGCAGCATTCGTTTCTGACGTTTTCGCCGCACCGGCACTGGTGGCTGCCGCGCTTTTTGAGGACTCTGCTGCGGCAGCACTTTTTAATGCTTCAGTGGCCTTTGTTGATGCCGTTCCTGCGCTGGAAGACGCTGACTGAGCCGACGACGCGGCCTGTCCGGCTGACGTGCTGGCTGCGCGTGCTGAGCCTGCAGCATCAGTCGCATGGGTTGCCGCCTCACGGGCTGATGTGCTGGCATCGCCGGCTGACTTCTTCGCGGCTGCCGTGTCCTGTGCCACTGCGGACGCGTTACGCGCCACCTCTTCCACCATCAGTTCAAAACGGCGCAGTGCCTCCGGACGGGCATCATCCTCCGTCATGACACCGAGAAAATCATTCAGCGTACCGGGTTGAGAATCTTCATACACGGTGATGGTCCCGGCATGTGACGGCGGGAATCCCTCCACCAACAGAATAACGCTGTACTGGCCGTGCTCAACGTCCATGCTGTAACGCCCTGCTTCATCCGGATTTTCAGATGCCACCGTGTTCACCACCACCGTGGTGCTGTTACGTTTTGCTTTCAGCTGGATTGTGCAGTTCTGTACCGGTTTACCTGCACCGTCTTTCAGTACACCTGAAATCTTTACTGCCATATTCACCCCACAAAAAAGCCCGCCTGAACCAGCGGGCTGTCATAACACTGTGTTACCTGGCTAATCAGAACTTATAACCAACACCCACGATGAACCCGTCAGTGCGCCAGTCGCCACTGCCGGAGCCTTCATAAGCGACATCAATGGCCACCGATTCGGTCGGGTTAAACTGCACGCCAGCTCCCCACGCCAGAGACGTGTTGCTGTGGTGACCGTCATCACTTCCGGTCAGCACATCATGCGTTTTCCCCTTGTTGTCAGTTACGCGGAGATAATCCCCGGAGAAAGTCGACACACGGCTGTAAGCCACACCCGCCATCGCATACGCGCTGAACCATTCATTCACGCGCACAGACGGCCCCGCCATCACGCTGAACCAGCGGTTACGCACGGAATCCTCATGCCAGCGGGTATCGCTGTAATGCGTTTTTTGCTCATCTTCAGCGTTGGCATAACTGAATGACGTAATCAGCCCCAGCGTGTCCGTAAACTCATAACGGTATTTCACGTTAATCCCGTTCAGATTATCGCTGCCGGGAGCGTTCGTACGGGCATGAAGATACCCTGCGCTCAGTGTGGCCTGCTGCTCAGACGCCCATGCAGGCGCACCGGATACGGCCAGACAGATGGCTGCGGACAAAATGGCTGCATAAACTTTACGCATAATTACCTCTCGCTTTTCTGCAATAAAAAAGGCGCCATTTCTGGCGCCCGTATTGGGGTTATAAAATTCAGCTGATACTGATGCCTGCGGTGGCTTTCTTCATCACCACAACCAGCAAATCGCTGATACTTGCTGTGGGATACCAGTCATTTACCAGCCATGCTGACACCGAAAACTCCAGCGTCATGTGGCCGCGACCAGCTGGCATATCAATAACACCACTGTAAATCAGCGTATTATCCAGCGCGGTATGGTTATAAATTTCAGCACCGTTTTTCCGTACTATCAGGCGGCATGAGGAGTAGATATCAGTATGATCTTGCTCATGTTTAGCGCCACTGAATGCCACCGCCGGGATAACAATTTGCCGGTCAAACGGCTGATCGTCATAAACCCTGACGGTAATGGTCCCTGATGGCCACCGCTCCGGTGCACGGGAGTCCCGGGGGAAAGCCTTACCCACTGTTTTGACAATATCACCTTCAATCTGGTTGGCTGACAGTTTCCCCTTAATCTGACAGTTCTCATTAATCGTGACATTGTTGAGCGTCCCGGCGTTCGCATTCACACTGCCACTGATATCTGCATTTTTAGCGGTCAGCTTTCCGTCCGGTGTCAGGGAAAATGCCGGAGGATTACCGCCGCTGGTAATGGTGGGAGCCGTCAGGCGTTTGAGGAACACGTCGTTCATGAATATCTGGTTGCCCTGCGCCACAAACATCGGCGTTTCATTCCCGTTTGCCGGGTCAATAAACGCGATACGGTTAGCGGCAACCAGAAACTGGCTCAGTTTGCCTTCCTCTGTATCCTCCATGCTGAGGCCAAGTCCCGCGACATAATGTTTGCCGTCTTTGGTCTGCTCAATTTTGACGCCCCACATGGCATTCCATTTATCACTGGCGTCTTTCCACTCTTTCGAAAACTCATCCAGTCTGCTGGCGTTATCCTCCGTCAGGTCGACTTTTTCCAGCAGCTCTTTACCGAGATGGGATTCGGTTATATGGCCTTTGAAAAAATCCAGGTAACCTTCCGCATCATCGCTCGCCCGACCGACGGCTTCCACGAATGCCGATTTGCCAACGGTGTTCACACTGCGAACGTAAAAATAATAATCATGGCCCGGCCTGATATTGATACTGGCAGCTATCCAGTACAGCGCCGTGCCAAGATAGCGGGCGGTGGTTTCAACCTGCCTGATATCAGCAATCCGTTTTTCCGAGAACCAGAACTCAAACTGTACCGTCGGGTCATAAACCGCAAGATGCGGCGTGGCGGTTATCTGAAAATAGCCCGGCGTCAGCTCAATCCGCGACGGCGCTGCCGGTGCGGCAATCCGGAACGATACCGATGCCGGATCGCCCTGCTGTCCCCACGCATTTACCGCCCGGACTGTCAGCCTGTAGTTCCCCAGCGCCAGTTGCGTGAAGCGGTATGTGGTTTCCGTCGTCCGGGCCGTGCTGACCAGCCGCTCACTGCCGTCATCCGCTGCCACGGTCAGGCGAAGCATAAAGCTCACCCCTTTCACCACCTTCGGCGTGTCCCAGCGGGCCAGCACCTGATATTCCCCGCTGCCTGCGGAGACTTCGGCAGTCAGGTGCTGTACCGCGGGCGGCGTGACACCATTCACCGTGCCGCTCTGGTCGCTGTCAAAGTGCGCCCCGTTATCCACGATGGCCTCTTTTTCAGGTACATGCTGCACGGCAGTGATGGCATACGTGCCGTCGTCGTTCTCACGGATACTCACGCAGCGGAACAGGCGCTGGCGCAACGTCGGCAGCTTCAGCCCCCACACGCTGTATTCAGCAACGCCGTCAGGAACACGGCTCACTTTCACCTTCACGCCGTCGGTGACGGACTGAACCTCCACGCTGACCGGACTCCCCTGCCCGTCAACCAGGCTTATCAGCGTGGTGCCGGAAGATGGCAGCGTGATTTCACGGTCGAGCGTCAGTGTCCGCGTCTGGCTGTTCACCGCCAGCACGCGCCCGCCGATGCTGATCCCCGCATAGTCATCATCACAGATTTCAATGACATCACCTGGTACATGGCGAAGCCCTTCGGCACCCACGCTGAAGTCCACGGTCTGCGTTTCCAGCAGTTCCGTTTTAATCAGCCACAGCCCGGCGCGGTGCGCCTGCCCCCGCCTGGTACAGCCAAAGGCATCCATCTTCGTGACGTTACGACCGTAACGGGCAATGGCCTGCGTGTCCTCCACAAGCTCTGTCGCCGTCTCCCAGCCGTTATCCGGGTCAATCCAGTTCACCTCAACGGCATTATGGCGGTCCTTCAGGGCGCTGAAGCTGTAGCGGAACGGCGCGCCATCATCCGGCATCACCACATTACTGCGGTTATAGGTCCACACCTTATCTGATGGTCGGTCCTGCACGAACGTCAGCGTCTGCCCGTTCCATACCGGCATACAGCGCATCGCCGAGCAGAAATCACTGAGAACATCCCACGCCTTACGCTGTGTGGTCAGCCAGGCATTACAGGTGATGCGCGGCTCCGTGCCGCCAAAACCGTCCGGCACCGACTGGTCGCAACACTGGCCGATGACATACAGCGCCCATTTATCCACATCTGCCGCACCAAGACGTTTACCCATGCCGTAGCGCGGGTGGGTCAGCATATCCCACAGACACCAGGCCATGTTGTTGCTGTATGCTGGCTTAAACGTTCCGTCCCAGATACCGCTGTATTGCCGCGTCTGCGGGTTATAGTTCGACGGCACCTGCAGAATACGCCCGCGAAGATGATAATTACGGCTCACCTGCTGGCTGCCGAACTGCTCCGAATCCACCTGTACGCCGACCAGTGCCGTGTTCGGGTAGCACTGTTTCACATCGATGATTTCGGTGTATGACGACCAGAGCGTTTTGTTCTGCAGCTGGTCTGTGGTGCTGTCCGGCGTCATCCTGCGCATCCGGATGTTGAACGGGCGCGGCGGCAGATTATCCACCACTACCGAGGCCAGATACTGCGAGGTGGTTTTGCCCTTAATGGTGATGTCTTTTTCCGTCACCCAGCCACCGTTACGTTGTATCTGAACCAGCAGGCGAACTTCCGACGGATTCCTGTCCCCCTTTGAGGTGGTTTCCACCAGTGCCTGCACACCGAAGGTAAAGCGCAGACGGTCGATGTTTGCAGACGTGATGGTCCGGGTGATCGGCGTGTCATATTTCACTTCCGTACCCAGCACCGTCTCGGAGCCGGGGGATTCAAACCCCTCAGGCGGTGTCTGCTCCTGCTCACCTGCCCGGAACACCACCGTGACGCCAGAGATATTGGTATTCCCCTCACTGTCCAGCACCGGCGTACTGTTCAGCAGCACACTTTTTAATCCGTCCACCGGACCTTCAATCGGCCCTTCACTGATGGCGTCTATCACGCTCAGCATCTGGGATGATTTCAGGTTGTCCTTCGCTTCGCGCGGGGTATGCCCCTTACTGCTGCCTTTACCCATTCCTCACGCTCCAGAAACGACAAAACCGCCCGCAGGCGGTTTCACATAAAACATTTTGCATCAGCGACCAATCACCACAACCTGACCACCGTCCCCTTCGTCTGCCGTGCAGATCTCCTGAGATACCACGCGTGACCCCACGCGCATTTCACCGTACAGAACGGGCAGAACATTCCCCTGGGCAACCATGTTATCCAGTGAGGAGAAATAGGTGTTCTGCTTACCGTTATCCGTTGTCTGTGTGCGGGGAGTTCTGGCTTTCGGTGCCAGCATCTGAGCCACACCGCCCAGGATCATACTGGCCCCTGCCGCATACATGCCCGATACAGCCGCGGCACCCAGCCAGCCCACAGGGTTCCACCATGCCACCGCAATCAGCGCCGCACCCAGTACTGCCTGAAAAACACCGCCACTTTTAGCTCCCGCCAGACGCGGCACAATGTGGATCACGGCACCATTTGCCAGCGGCTCATTAAGACGGGCAGATAATTCATTTTCGCCTGCATCACGCCCGGCAATGCGCACCTGATACCAGCCCTCATTCAGTTTCTGGCGAAACGACGGAAGCTGCGTGGCCAGCGCCCGGATGGCTTCGGCCCCCGTTTTCACACGAAGGTCGATGCGGCGGCCAAATCGTTGTAAATCCCCGTAAAGGCAGATGCGTGCCATGCCCGGTGACGCCAGAGGGAGTGTGTGCGTCGCTGCCATTTGTCTGTATACCTCTCTCGTTTGCTCAGTTGTTCAGGAATATGGTGCAGCAGCTCGCTGTCACCACAGTAAATGGCGGCATGATTCGGCACCGATGAACCAAAACAGCACAGCAGCACATCGCCCGGCTGCGCCGCTGACAACGGCACCTGATACAACCCTGTGGCCTCCAGATTATCCAGATAGAGATTCTGACCGTGACGCCACCAGTCATCCTCGCGATGAAAATCCGGCATCTCAATCCCCGCCAGATGGTAAGCATCCCGGAACAGCGTGTAACAGTCCGTCACCCCGTGCTCAAAGCGCCGCCCGGAAAGATGTGGCACACAGCGGAACTTGTGAATCGCCCCCCGGCAAACCAGCCACCACGGCAAATCACTCTGCACCTGCAGCCGCCGGTCGGTCTCACTCAGCCAGGGCAGACCACCGGGGTGGCTGTGGACCAGCGCCACAATCTCACCCTGCATCTCTGCCCGCAGCCAGTCCTCCGGCGACATCCGGAAATACGCCTCCGGCTCACCGGAGATATTCACGCAGGGAAAATATCTTTCCCCCTCCGGTGTTCTCACCACGAAGCCGCACGACTCTGCTGACGCACATCGCCGGGCGTGCGCCAGAATCGCTGATTCTGTCTCTGTCATGGGATTTACTGCGAAAGTTTGTTAATGGAAAGGAAGCCGCCAAAGTTGCCGACATTATTGCGAAACTTACAACCGCTCAGGCATTTGCTGCATTTATCCTTCGTAATATCGGACGTCGGCTGGTCATATTCATCCGCAACAACCGGACCGTTATAACCGCACTCATCACCGCGATAGGTCCAGGTGCAGGTATTAGCCAGCATGATGCGCCCCGGAAAAACGGCACCATCCGTTTCAGTCGGTGTGGACAGTACAAAAGAGGCACTGACCGCGCTCAGTTCGCTGCACTGCTCGATGCGCCAGCGGCTGATCACCTCCTGCTCCGGATCGGCGTCACTGTTTCCGTTGATGAAGTTCACCGCATCCAGAAAACGGGCATAAACCTTACGCCTGACCACCGTTCCGCCGACCAGACTCTGCAGGTCTTCGGCCATCCCGGTGACCATGCCATACAGGTTAGATACCTTAAGTGTGGGACGTGCGCTGCTGCCCTTACCGTTCATCTCAAAGCCGCTTCCCTGAATGGGGTACGCCTGATACTTTCGCCCCTGCCAGGTAACCGGTTCACCTTTTTCATTCTGCTCATTGCAGAAAAAGTAACGCTCCCCACCGACCTCTGTCAGATCAATTTCCCAGAGCACCACGCTGGCCGTCTGCTCCACACGGATGCATTCATTCAGTGTTTCCTGTCGTATGTCCTGCATCAGATCACCACTTCGTCAAACTGACACGAAAAATCGGTATAGGTGATATGTTCTGTCGCTGACCACGTTCGACACACCACTCTGATTTTTCTGTTAATACCCGGCGGGCGCCAAAAAAAAGATTTATAGCCTTCATGCCGGGCTAAAAATTTTTCAAATGAATCACGTTCATTCGCCTCAACTTTGAAATCACAGGTGAAAACGCGCAGAGAATGATTAAGTCCATTTGGACTTCGTTGCTCATAACCATCACCAAATCTTACAGTTTTTATCGATGGTTTATTTTCTGTTTTCATTCCATCCTCTGGTAACCAGTGAAATTCTTCCGTATTAGCCACTTAACATTCCCCCATCACGTCGCATATTTAACAGATTGCCCTGCACCCGCTGATCAACCATCCCCATAAGTGCTTTTATTGCCTGAGGGCCAATCTCTCCATTCTGGCCGTCATTTTGAATAGTGATTTGGTATACAGGGGCATAGGTAATATCTCCGCCTCCATTACCACTTTTACTATTAATAGCTCTGACACCAAGAGAACCATCGGAAGTTCGTGTTAATGGCATAATGGCTTCCGGTCCAGCCTCACCAAAAACACCAGCCCCTTTTGCAAAAGCAAAAAATTGCGGGGAATCATAAATACCGTTCGAATACGTGCTCAATGACGGAGACTCATAAACACCGCCCTTTGCATTCGGAATAAATTTACTAATAGCACTCCCGATAGTTCCTAAAACCCCCCCAGAAGAACTGTTACTAATGCTGTCGAAAATCCCAGTAATTGAAGCCTTTAATGCTATTCGACTAAGATCCGAAATCACGGAAGTAGCGAAAGAACGAAAATTTGCCTTGCCTGTCGTGACAAAATCACCCAGCGCATCGGTCATCCCATCAAACATCTGAGTCGTGGTTGATTTTATCTGCTCACTGATATCCTTAGTGTCATCCAGCCAGTTATTGAATCCCTGGGAGGCACCACTAACCCAGTCTCCTGCCTGAATATCGAGCTGCTCGTTTTTCTGTCTGACAATTTCTTTTTCCCGTTCCAGAGCATCATTCAGAGCCTGCATTTTCTCTTGAAAAACATGATCTGACATTCCACGGGATTTATCTGCATAGTCACGTTCAAGTTGCAGACGCTGATTGTTATATCCATGTTCAATCCGCAGTAATTCCTGCTGGCGTTGCTGATTTTTATCGCCAACCCCATAACCAGCAATCTGAATATCATACCCCTGCTGACGATTATCAATCGAAGCCTGCAATGAATCACGCCATGCTGTTATTTCGGCGGATTCCTTGATTAGCCTGTTATTTTTTTCAATCGCAACATTTTTCTCCATCAACGTGGTTATTTCTTCCCGGTGTAAGAGAAGCGATTTCTGATCCTGGGTTAATTTCGATGATGGTCGTGACTCCAGGTCGGCAATCCGCTGACGCCACTTAACCAGTTCCTGTTCAGAGGAACTTAATTTAACGGTCAACTCAGCTTGTGAACTTAGTAACGCATTCTGTTGATTCAGATGATCAATCATTCGTTGGGCTGCATCATCAGAATAACCTTTCGCCTTTGGTTGCTTTGGATCTTTATAACGCTCATTTATTTGAGCGATAAGATTATTATATTCTTCCTTTGAATACTGATTCTTTAGCTTTTCCAGTTTTGCAAGTTCACTAGCTCTCTGCTGCTCCCGGGTCTGATATTGTTTTGAAAAGGCATCTGCTCTCTGTCTGAGTTCAATTCCTTCCTGTTGTCGCTTGTTGTAATCGTTTATTGATGAATTTAGTACGTCCTGAGCAATTTTTTCTGCTTGAAGTACGCCCAATTGCTGCTTTAATCGTGCCAGCCTTTTATTTTGAGCTCCGCCATCTCCAATGCCACCTAACCCGAAAACTCCGGGTCGGGTATTTTTTTCTATTTCATCAATTTGACGGAGAACATCTGAGATTTTTTGATCAAGGGAGGCCTCACGGCCAATATCCAGCATGGAATCCCATGCCCATTTTGCGGAGTCTGCGACAGCTTTCCATGCAGTCTCAAGATAACCAAGATTTTCTTTAATCTGGTTGGTGCGCTGGATCATTGAGGATGAGTATTCTTCTGTCGCAATGCGGGCGGCCTCCTGCTGGTTCCCTTCATCCTGTAGCGCCTTAATCTGGTTATAAGTCGCAAGTGTCAGAAAATGGTACTGATCATTAAGTTTTGATATGGCACTGACAGGATCCTTTGCAATTTCATTGAAGTCATTAACCAGTTGTTCGGTTGATATTCCTGTTACTTCGCTCGTTTTTACTATCGCTGTCGTCACTTGCTCCAGCGAACTGCTCGCTACCTTTCCCGAACGCACAAGCTGGTTTAATACTGCCGCCGCAGCGCCAGTTGTCGAATCAGCCGCATTACCGGCACGTTGAACTATATCGGCCAATTGCCCGCTGGTTGTCCCCAACTGATTTCCGGTAAGAATAAGAGATTTATTAAATTCGTCCTGCTCCTGAGAACCTTTATAGTAAGCCAGCCCTAAGACGCCAACGGCTGCTGCGGCCAGGGTAAAAGGATTAATTAATCCCAGCACATAAGAACCAACACCTTTGATCGCCGGGCCAATCCCACCGAACATATCTTTTAGCTGGCCGCCCTGCTGCATTAACACCATAAAAGGCGACTGACCAGTGGACAACCCAACAACAATATCCGTCATTTGTGCAGGCAACATGCGCATAGCAAAAGCCGTTTGTTTTGCCGACATTCCGGTTTTGCTTAATTGAGATTGAGTAACCTCAAGCTCACTCCGCATAGCACGAAGTTTTCCAGAAAGTTCCTCATACATTTCAGGAGAGAGCATCCCCTTAGCTTTTGCTTCATTGAGCTGTTTCTGTTGTTCTACCAGACGATTAAAAGCAGTTCCGACAGGGTCAAGTTGAGCAATCAGACGTTGCAAAGCAGCAACCTGTTCATCATGCGCTTTTGCTGCTTCTCGCTCTGCCTGAGCCTCTCCGGTAAGCTCTCGCCGTGTTTCCTGTATTTTTCGGCTATAATTCTCAAACTGAGAACCATTTATTTTCCCGGATGCAAACGCAGCATTAAGTTCATCCTGCTGTTGTTCAAGATTTCTTAGCGCCGCAACCAGAGGGTCGATCTTGTCCAGCATTCTTTGAAAGGCCTGAGCCTGCGATTCCTGCTGGGCGGCAGCAAGTTTTCCGGCCTTCTCGGCTTCTCTCTGCGCTTGCGCAACCCCGCTCAATTCCTCTGTGGTTTCATTAAGTTTACGGACAAGAAATTCATATTCTTCTTTATCAATAAGCCCTTTATCGAAAAATTTCTTTAATTCAGAATAGCGTCGACCGACAGTATCAATTGCGGCACCAACTGGATCAATAGCTGCTTTTAATTTTGCGAGCGCGTTCTTCTCATCTTCTGTTGCCTTAGTCACTTTCCCTGCGCTATTTGCAGCAGTTTCCCCGGCCTGCGTCATTTTGACTAATGAGGAGGTCAGATTGTCAGCATTATTTTTTGCTCCAGTGCTATCAATAATTATTGCGAGACGCGAGGTTTGCTCTGCCATTTATTAAAACTCCAGACAACAAAAAGCCCACCGAAGTGGGTTTCAGGCGACATAATAGTAGATATAGCGATTACGAGGCCACGCAATGCTTTTCTCCAGGAGCATCATCGATTTAATTAAAGACACCATCACATCTCTGTAACAGAGTGTACGTAATTAACAACTACACACACTGCTCCTGAAAATACTGGTCATCCAGTGCAAAGATCACTGCTTCAAACTCATCGCGCTCAATCAATACCGGATGAGTGGCTAAATATTCATTTATCTCTGTCAGAGATAAAGGCAAAGGCACCCCGGTCATTCCAGCATAACGTCGGGCACGGGATATTACCGAATAGGCGTACAACAATTCCTTAAGCACCGGGTCTATTTCTGGTTCCGGTATCGGTGGCAACCTGAGTTTTTCTCGCTTCCATCTTGCCTTTTCCCCCCTTTCTCCCCCGAACTCCGATAACCACCGCTGGGCGGCTATGGCTTTTTTATCGTATCCTGCTTCTGCTGCTCTTTACCCTGGGCGATGCTGGCTGCTTCTGCAAGGATCTGCCAGTACAACTCTGGATTCTGCTTAAGCAGCGCGATCCCTCGTTCTGCCGTATATTCCAGTGCAACCTCAACACCATTAACCAGTTCACCAACCCCTTTCCAGTCTTTCAGCAGATAACGAGCGGCATTATCAATGAGTAAATCATCAACAGAATCCACCTCGGAAACCTTTGAAATATCAAACTCCTTCGTTCCGACGTGCAAACTGGCATCCATTTTCTCAATGTGGCGACGGATTAATGCATTACGGGAGCGATACTGATCGTTATCGCTGCTTGCCACCAACAGTTTTAACCCGTCTACAGGTTTTAAGTCCTTCATTGGCGTAAACCAGCGTTCTCCACCAATGATAATTTTCTGATTAAGAATAAACATCCATAACCTCATTCAATGCGTCCCCCTGTAGGGCAGTACCACAGGAGGAATAACGGAAAATCAACTAATCGCCTCAGCACTGGCTTTTGCGATCACGGCAGCCGGGGAATTTTTTTTTCTAGTTATCGTAGGTGCTTCATCTGCTGCGGTAATGCTCAATTGAACCTGGATAATGTCGCTATTACCCCCATCAGGCCATTCACCTGACACCTGAACCTTCGGGAAACTGAAAGTGTATGCCCCCTCTCCATTCGAAAGCGTGAAGCTGAACGGAACTGTTTCTCCAGTCAGTGTTTTACTCCAGATTTCCCACGCGGCTTTAGACCATGAAAGCGTCACCGTACCGGACGGTGTAAAAGTAGTCGGAATATTTGCTCCTGCATAAGGCGAGCCAGTCCCGATACAACGCTGTGTCTGGAGTTTGTTATCGAACTGAATATCAAAACTGTCGATACAAAAACCGTTACCTCCGGCAACACCATTCAGGCTTACTGCTGAAACCTCCTTAAACGAATAACGTAGCTTTCCTGCACTATCCACAGGTTCGCCTTTGATAAAATTCGTATCATCGGCCTTTGATTCCCAGCCCAGCCCGGCAAAGGTTACGGTCGCTGTAATATCGCCGTCGTTAGGGATCTGCATTTTCCATGAGCCAACCTGCGCTCCTCTGACGACAGAGGCAATTCCGACATCGGACGCATAGGTCGCCAGAGAAAATGTTATTCGCTCATTCCCCATTGTCAGAGAATCGCCTGACCATTCCGCGCCGAAACAGGATGCAAGAAAATCATCATGTTGACCCCAGCGAAATTTGGTACCAACATCACCGCCGACATCCACAGTGCCAGGCGTCGCCCCCTGAGCCATCCGGGAGCCACCAATCTCATTATTTTCGCCTTTATTCTGGGTGGGTTTTACTCCCCAGCTTGTGCGTTTTAATAAACTCCAGTCACCACTTGCTGGCGTAGTGCCTGCAACTGTCTCCCGGATAAATGCCGAGATAACCTTTGCACCTGAACTCACAGGAGCCTCCTATGTCATTAATTGCGCTAGAGCGCGCGATATGGAATTTGAAGATTAAGCTGGAACCAGCCATTCTTTTCGCCGACGGCTATTGAGGAAACAGCCTGGTAACTGAGACGATCGTCATCCTGAAACTCAAACAGTTCCCGCAATTTATCGGCTGTCTCAGTAATGAGTTTTGAACCAGAACCTGCGGGGACAAATAACTGAATAATGATTATCCCCGTGCGATAAACAACCGGCCCCGCGCCAATTTCATTAACTCCAGCCTGCCCGGGAATATTACTTAACCGCGCCCAGATTAACTTACCGGAAGGATCGAACGTTGGCCCGTTCGGATACAATACGTCTTTTCCATCAATAATCGTCTGTGCCGTCATTCTGGAAATAACCGTATTTCTGATTTCAGTAAACTTCATTTGTAAGCCTGTAAAACACCATGAAAAGCGTTGGCATACACGCCAGTTGGCGCTTGTTGTGAATGACCGTTTTCAAGAGCCTCTGCATAAGGAAGGTTATTCTGGATATAAATAACCCCGTAATTTGCAGCTTTCGAAATAACCCCGATCCCACGCTGAACAGCAATCGTACCGTTCGGATCCACGTTATCAGATATACCAAAATCGGGATGCTGTAACGACACCAGGTTGTTATTTCTGAAACGTCCGGTATCAACCGGAGCAGCAATATCAATAGCAGTAAGAATCTGCATAGCGATGTAGCGAATCTTCAGCCCTACATCTTCCTCAATCATCCCGGCAAATATTGACGGTTCTATATCCCATGCCTTTGCCATTTACGCTCTCCTTAACTGGATAGAGTAAACTGATGCGGAAGGATCTACACTTGCTGTAATTACCTCGTATCGTTGTAACTGCCTTGATACAGGATCATAAATCTCAATAATATGGTCGACAGCTGGTTTATCCGTAACCTCGCATACCAGAGCGGTTAATATAAGGTCACCATGCAAAATATTAATCCCATCAATTCTGCCCAGCTTATAACGTGTCAACACGCCTCGCCCGGTATAGATTGCGGTGGATTCGCCGCCAGTTTCCGTCACAGGATCCCAGTGCCGGTGCGTAACGTAAGAACCAGAAAAATCACTCACGGCGTCCGCTAAATCCTCATCAAAAGCAGCGGCAACCTCTGACTGAATCTCTTCACGAAGCCCCATTATCCCCCCCTCACAACCCTGACTTGTGAGCGACTAAGTCCGTACGGTTTCAGCAGTGCTATCGCAAGCTGTAAATCGGGTTCAAGCAATGCAGTGCTGTTTGCTGGCAACTCAGAAAATGATTTCGATACACTGACCCCGTCAGCCGACACGGCTTTACTGATAACAACGCCAGAATCATTTTTCTGCTGAAACAACTTACCGAATGAGGCAATTCTGGCTGCATATGCTCCCGCAAGTTTTACCTCTTCCGGAATACGGGATGGGTTAATTTTCAGCTTGAAGCCATTAAGCCAGGCATTAGCCATTAAAACAGCTTTATTTTTAGCGTTCTCACTCGTCCAGGCGTTCCCAAACGCATTATCAACGTCATCACAGGTCACGTAAGTGATCATGTGTTACTCCTGAGTTTTCCAGCCCATAGCCTTCCAGTTGTCAACTTCATCAGGATGAACATTAGCGATAGTTGGTGCGCCGGGAAACATCTGATAATCGGTCACCATAACCACTAACTCAATTTGCGTTTTTTGTGCGGCTTCACGCTGTGCTCTTTGCTCTTTAGTTAATCCGGCCATATGCCCCCCATTAAAAATGGGGCCGAAGCCCCGTTTGAATGTTTAACCAAGAATCAGACAACCATGTGCCGGCTTCACTGATGAAACACCCCATGCCAGTCCAACTTCATAGCGCACCTGGCGATACTGACGATACAGTGCAATCTGGAATGTAATCCCTGAAATCGGGTCCGTAACATTCATTACATCATCAGCATTATCGCCACCTTCCGGCATTGCCGGAGTACGGGATGCCAGCAGAAACGCGTTGCGATCAAACGCCATATTTGCAGTAAAGGCCCCAACAACTGTGATGGCAGTATCATCGGCCAGATCCTGACGCAGTCCGGGCGCTGCAAGAGTAATCAGATTGCTGGTCGCTGCTGCCACAACATACTGATTCGGATCACCAGCGAACGTAACAATCTGACCTGCAGAAATACTCCCCGAACCAGTATCAATGGAAATAAGAACATCGCCTTCTTTTTTCTCTCCATTCACGAGATAACCAGTTGCAGCAACCTTTGGCGCTCGTTTCACACCTGCCGAACTGTGAATATTGAATCCCTCCAGACGCCCCAACACGCCCTCACGCAGTAGCTGTTCAGTGCCGGATTCATTCACTTTAAACAATACAGACTGTTTTCCGCGCAAATTAGCAATGGCAGTGGAGCCAAGCACCATCTGCAGATCGGTTGTCGGTGCGCCGTTATCCTCCAGAACCTGACGAGCCAGAGCAGCATCAGAAAGATCATCTTTAACACCAAACGGCGTTGTCCCTGCGGTTCCCACGGCGCGGGAAGCACCGAAATACAACGCACCAAGATCAGCCTCAACCTCGTTTGCAAGGGCGCGAAAAGCCTGCTTGAACTGATCAGCCAGAATGGTGTTGTAAGTCCCTGAAGGGCCAAGAGCCAGTTGTTCTTCACCATTCCATTTAACCGGTGCCATTTTGGATTTAGTAATTTTTACATCAACAGTGCCAATATTTTGATCACCGGTATTCGGAGCTGACGGCCCCGGTACGATATCTTCGGTTTTCGCCTCAGGCGCAACTGGCGCGGTTACCGTCTGATCTTTTGCTGCGGCGTCAGCTTTTGCGTTTTTTGCTACCGCAGGGATAAAACCTACCTGCTCACGGGATACAACATCCAGGGCGGTATAAATAGTCGGGATCAACCCGGTCAGGGTATTTCCAGCCATAATTAAATATTCCTTAAAAATTTGCGTAATTGTGAATAGATGGAGTAATGAGCTATCCAGCCCTGACACCAGCTCCCATCCGGAAGCTGACAAATGTGTTAATCAACGATTGTGATACCGTCTTTCAATGCGTTTTGCTTACCTGCAACATCCAGTGCATCAAAAGCAGAGCGTTTCATCGTTTTCTGACCAATATCATGCTGTGTCGGACGGGAGCCGCCGCCATTGTTGCCACTGGCTTTCAGGATGTAGTCTTTCTGAGGGTAATTTTCGACAAGGAACTCCAGCGCCTCATCAAACTGCGCCAGTTCGCCAGGCTTCGCGCGGGAATAAATTTTGTTGCCGGAAGCGTCATAAGCAACGATCCTCCCTTCTTCCACTTTGAATGCCTGCCCGAAGCGGGCTTGTAATAAATCTGCCGGGATCGCAATTTTATCGGCAATATATTTTGAACCCGCAAAACTACCGCCAATCATAGAATCGTAAAGCTGCTTCTCCAGCATCTGAGAGCGTTGCTTTTCTTCATCTAATTGCTGCTGAAAATTTTTCGTAATTTCTGCCTTAACCTGGTCAACCTGTCCCGCATCGAGCAGCTTTTTCTGGTCGATTTTTGACAGCATTTCCAGTGCCTCGATCGCCTTCTTCGGGTCTTCGATCGCGGCAAACTTAGCCAGTTTTTCCTCTGCAGCTTCTTTAGCCAGGCGATGATTTTTTGCCTCGCCATTAAGCTCTGTAATTTTTTTTGTCGCCAGCGGTGCATCGAAGCCAATTTCTTTACCATCGTCGTGCACATAAACTGGCAGGCCAGCAGTATCAATTTCTGCGTATTGTTTTCCGTTAATCTCGACCGTTTTCAGTTTCATATTAGTACCTGGTTTAAGTCTTCCGACAGTTACGCTGCTCACCATCCGGATCGCAGCAATAAAAAAGGCCACCCGAAGGTAGCCTGTTGTAATAAATGATTTATTTAAATCCCTGCTTTTCTGAATACCTGTGCATCACGCTCACGGAGCTGCTTCAGCGTCAGCCATTCGCCTTTATCGGTGTAAAATTCATCTGGCGACATACCACCATCCCGAATCAGCTTTGCTCGGGTTTCCCCCACAATCTGTTTTTGTCTGGTGTAAGGCTGACGCAAAAACCATTCCCTGTAGGTTGTATCTCCGGCCACCACGCCATCCATGCTGGCCCGCTCAGCCGGGGAAATATCGCGAACATCAATACCCAGTTCCTTCGCTGATTTCAGAATGAACGTTTCCGTTGAGCGGCAGCAGAAATGAATTTTTCCCGGCCCCTGCAAATAAGGCACGCTGTGACCTACAGGTTTATTATTCAGCGTATATTTGAGGCGATCCCTGATTCGACATTGTGGCGTAGTACGATTATCAAGCGTTGATAACCATTGCTTACCCTTAATCAAATCATTATTCGCGCTGGCAAAACTCTCACGGGCAGTAGCAGCAAGATGTCCAACCGCTGTTTTTGCAATGCTGGCCGCATTAGCCCGGCTCATCTGCAATGCACCATCCTGAAATCCCTTACTGACATGTCCCCGAATTTTTCTTGCGATCTGCTCATTGGTATCCCCCAGCAAAAAAACCTGACGCACTGTATTTGTTATGCGTCTGAGCCGATCCGCCTCAAGATCTGAGGCCCACTCACTGAGCAGTCGTCCCTGGAATGGTCGCGCCATTGCAGCGGCATAAAGTGCATCAGGAGAGATACCAACCAGAGGGTGAACATCAGCAACAAAATCAGGTAGCATAGAATCAAACAGACTTAACTGATAACCAGCCTCATAAATTGCCAGCTCGTTCAGCTCTCCGGAGAGACTGGTAAACATGCTGTTAATAGCAGTGCGGTTAACCTCTCTGACGCTCGCCAGAAGTGACTCCAGGCGCTTAACGGTAAAACTACCTGGATCGAGGCTGTCCAGTGCTATCAGCAGGCGAGCAGTAAGTTCCGCATCGCTGTCATTCAGTATTTTCACCATTCTGGCAGCCACGCCAGTGCTATAGCGGGATATCCAGACTGCATGAGCAATTGATTCATCACGCAGCCGTTCATTCACGGTTTGCATCATTGATTTCCATCAGCATTACACTCTGATTTTTTAATTCATCGATCACTTCCTCTGGACGGGAATCCTGATCGATAAATTTCAACGCCTGCAACACCCGAACCGCATCAATCTGACGTATATCACCGCCCTGACGCAATGACTGAACAGCCAGCGCGGAGGATGAGTCAAACACCTGGGCAGATACATCCAGTTCAGTGCGCACATCCACATTGCCACCGCAACTCTCTCCGATCCATTCCGCCATTATCTGGAGAATATTATCGAGGGCATCTTCGAGGGAGTTCGCCATTGTATAAAGCGGCGAGTTTTCCTGCATTCGCTCTTCATTAGTCTGATCAACAGATTTGGTGGATGTATTTTCAGCACGCAGAAGTTTAGCGCCGGCATGACGCATCTGATTTTCCAGCTTCTCAAGTGATGTTTCGCCAGATTCTATCGCTGCGCCACTATGTTCAACATATTCGAGGCCATTTTTTGTTCTGTCCTCAAAAATCGTAGCGGTGGATGCACCAACCGTCAGTTCTTCATTCCTGTCCAGCCCGTAGGCCACCAGCAATGGAACGCGGGCAACATGAAGAATATTGTCCTGCTCGCTCTGGCTTTGCCAGTGCTTGATATTCAGCAAGCCAAGATTAAGCAATGGCGGTGTACCACGCATAAATCCTGTTTTCTTCGTGTACAGTGTTACCAGAGGAATATCATCACGGCTGGTATTCCATGACTCATGAAGCGTCCAGACAGATTCGCCATTAGTGCCTTCGCTACGTCGATAAATTTCAACTCGACGGGGCATAATATGGCGGATCTGCTCCACCTTCTTCTGCCCGAAATCATCACCATCAATAATGATGACCTCTTTTATACGCAAATCAGTGAGAACAACTTTCCCTTTTTCAACTTTCGATTTCCATCCAATAACCTGGCGTGGATTCAGCATCGTAACGTACGGACGACCACCGGTCGCGTTTTCATCGGCTTTTGTCCGAATCTCTTTCATATCCGTTCGTGGATAGTCCACCAGCGCATGTGCCACACCATACTGAAATGCGAGGCTGAAAAATTGCTGCGCCCACACATCCAGTCGGCTCCCCTCCATGTCGATATTTTCTGCATATTCCCTGATTTTTGCCGGCGTTTCCTCACTCAATACTGTCGGCTCTGCAAATATGCGCCCAATATTTTGCTTGATGCTTTCTTCATACACAGGAAGTAGCGTAGCCACAGACAGGCGTTTTTTATAAGCGTCTTCATCTTCGTTAGGCCATTTTGGGAGATAATTTTCCCCCTGCCTGCGCATTTCAAGCGTACCGCCCATCAGTGCGTCGTTAATATCCCACGCCTCCAGCATATCGTTATAGTCGAGGTTGGGTGTTGATATATCAGCCATAATTAAATCCGAAGTGATGTGACTCTTCCGGTCGGTTTGACAATAGGGAATTGCTTAACGATGAAATAACCTCCGGCATCATTCGGGTGATCATTGCCAGATTTTTTATCAGGCTCCCCCTTCTCATCCCAGACCTGTTGCTCCAGAGATTCGGCATATAACGGGCAACGCTTCACATTAACTTTATAGCGACGCTCACCATTGGCATTGCAGAACATTGCATTCATTGAGTTAACGCGATCTTTTACTGGCGGGTTCGAGCTGTTCACCACAACGTTAAAACCAGCCTGCTTAAGCTGGGCTATATCCGTCGTACTTGCGTTACTTGATTTTCTGGAATCCCCGGAAGCATCTGGATAAATATAAATTTCCCTCACTTTCCGGTAATCATTCCCATCATACAGCCAGAAGCGTTCTTTAATGATGCGGATCATATCCGGCGTATCGTAGGCATTGATGATTTCAGTTACCGCACATGGAAGCCCCAAACGCAGCACATGGACGATTCCCGCCATCTTTCCAACGTTAAAATCCATCCCAATATAAATCGGCTCCCCTGGCTGCTCCACTTCTTCGCAATTATTCAGTTTCCGGTCAAACTGATGGTAAACAGTACCACTTGTCAGGTTAGTAAACTGTCCTCGAAGATAGGCTTTAATCAGCTCTGGAGGGTATGATTCAAGAAGCGAAGGAATGTAATCTGCTGGCAGGTTCTTTTCATTATCGAAAGTAGATGCCTGCACCAGACCATACAGTGAGGCCAGCTCTGTTTTTTCACGCACGGCTTTAACAAACTGCTCGTAGACAAATTTGAATCCTTCCGGCGTGGTTGTAACGTCAATACCGTTGCGAAGTCCATCAATCTTATAACGCATACGTGCAATTATCTTGCGCCACGCCGTTCTGGCTTTTTCCTTCGGCAAAATGTCCAGTTCATCCACCAACGCATTACCAATTTTGAAACCGACGATCGTTTGTGGCTTCTCCATCGATCTGCAGATAGTGGTTCCCCGATACTGGCGTCCGTAATAAAAGTGAACCTCTTTATTTCCCTCATTAATTTTTACGTTCAATCCCCAGTCAGCAGCAACTTCTTCCACTGTAGGGTAAAAAATATCGCGAATTTGGGGATACGTTGGCGCAAAATATCCCTGATTTATACCTGGATGCTCCCAAATCCCCTTGCATATGCCGCCACACCCAACCCATGTTTTGCCCGAGCCAAAACCAGCAATATAGGCTTTAAATTTATGGGGCATTGAAAGAAATCGCGCCTGAGGCACATTAAGCGTCGGAGAGATCATCTTCATCACTCCTTACTCTGGCATCAACCACATTAATATTGATCGCCACAGGCTGGGGATGTTCATTATCCTCCACCGTTTCGATCTCTTTGCGCAGCTTCTGGTTTTCTATTCTGCGCCGTTCAATTTCCAGTTCCTGTAGCCGCTTATCTGCACATAATGCCCCGCCAGCAGAAAGCAAACGCAACAATTCACGCCGGGCGGCAGCCTTATCCTCCAGCAGGATCTCAACACCGTATTTTCCGAGCTTTGACCCTGCATATAATTGCCGCGCATCCCCATCAAGCAGTGTGGTATCAGCCATATAAAGCTGTCCCGTTCCCTCACCGCAGCACTTCGGGCAATCCGGATTGGGTATGGCGTTATCAACAAAGCCGAGGCCTCCATATTCCGGCTCGGGTTTACCATCTCTGGAGGCCTGTGCCGCAGCCTTATCGAATTCTGCAATATCACGCCACTGGTAGAGATGATTCTCGCCCCAGCAATAACGGCAGTTAACACGGCGAAATTGTGCCAACTGATTGGGGTCGGCCTGGACAATGGCCATCAACTGGCTCACCAGTAAATCCAGGTCTGCGGTATAGCGTTTCTGGTACTGATTGCGGAAGTAGCTGATAGCACGATAAACCCTGGCATTTCTAAGCATACGACTGGCGTTGCTGTTAGCTGTCGCACCTTGCCCCTCATAACCGGCTAGTCGGTACGCCTCTGTCGGCTTTTTACCCTGAGCAACAAGCATCGCAAACTTAGCCTGCTGGTCAGAAATGCCGAATTCATCGGGACAGAACGAAAATTCCTCCGCGTCGCCCTCATTCAGGCCCGCATCGAATACTGGCTTTTTTTCCTGAGATTTTTCGTTCCGCTTTTGTGCAGTCTGCGCAGATTTTTTCTGCGCACTTTTTTGCGCAGTTTTGCGCATTTCTGTCTGCGCATTTTTCGGAGTTTTTTTGATGTAACGACGGGCTGTTGCGTAATTCAGTCCCCTTGCTTCACACCATGCCACCGGAGATATACCGGAGCGGGTGTATTCAGCAATATACTCCTGCTGCAACGCCCCCCAGTCCGGTCTGCTCATCAGTTAGTCCTGATTTTTATCCACCCTGAGTAGTTCGCGCAGAGCAAAGGCATCCCCTTTTCTGGCAAGCTTAAACAATGCCGCTCGTAACTCGGCTTCACCTTTCGCTCTGCCCTTACGGATGGCCGCATAAAAATCTGTCATTGCTTCCCGATTTTCTTTCAGTCGGTTCAGATCAACATCCAGAACGTCAGCGATTTGTTGTGCAGTCATCCGGCACGCTGCCAGAGACTCGACTTTCGAATACGGAATCATTTGTCACCCCCATTGATATGCAGGGTGTCTTCTTCCTGTATTTTTCGTGAAGGATTTTTACTGCAGCGTTGTTCCAGGTGACCTGATGGTGAATGCGTTTATGGCTGGCACCCATCAGTGAAATTTTTACGCACGACGGCGCATACATGACGGAGTAAAAACTTTTAACGTAGGTTCCGGAATCCAGATACAGCTCGGTCATTCCGCCGCTGTTTTTCTGCGTCTGTTTCTGCCCTAACTGGACAGCACCGATCGTCATAAACAATTCACCACAGCGACCGAGATTCGTGTACGTATTCACATCCTCGTTAATGCGCCCCATGAATGAGAACGGTCGATCAACCGAACAGATAAAGCTGTTCATTGCCTTGCGTTTCACCCACGAAGCATGGCCGCCATTGTCACCAAGAAAATCCCCGCCCTGCGACATAGCGATGGAAAGAGCAGGTATTGATTCGTAGTACGCCAGCATTTCAGAAAGGATCGCATCCAGTTTCCTTATCGGAAAATAGGCCTGGTCATAGTTGCGATCCACCCGAAACTGGAACTCGTGATAATCATCATCGAGCTGAATGAAGTATTTACACCCGACCAGTTTTGCCAGGTCGAAACAGGCATTACGGGCGTAAAAAATTGAGCGGCGGTCACAGAAATTATCGGCTTCGTCAAAACGACTGGCGATATCGGTTTTGGAAAACACCAGCACCTGTTCACCAAATTCAGCCATGTACTGATGCCGTGTCTTATCTTCATCATCAACAACGATAAAAATTTTCCCGGTATAGCCAGCACGACGCAACGTTCGGTAAGTCAGAACTTTGTCCGGTCGCCCGTGAGTCAGAATAAAGGCGCAAAAATCATCACGCATATTCCTCCTCCTCACCACCATGCATGATCTCCACCATGCGCTGCGTCATCCGGACAAATCCATTTTCAATAGCCTGCTGATAATCAATGATCACCAGCGCCGACTCCTCGAAAAAACACTGAATTTCAGCGGGGGCGTGAGCGTAATAGTCCGCAATTCTGCTGAAATTAAACACCGTGTGACGTTCTGCCGCACACAGGAGGAATTTCTCAATATCAGGCTCAAGGGAAGCCGAACGTATCCGGCTGATCAGCTCCTGCGTTTTCGTATCGTCGTACAGTTCACTGATATCCGGTTTACCGCCCGACGGCTCATAAACAGGCGTATCAATTTTCGTCGTATACGGCTCCTCCTCATTTCCTGTACCGGGCAAAACATCCGTCAACAGTTCATCAATTTCTGTCGGGATGAAGCCTGTCAGGGAGACATCAAAATCAGCATTGATTAGGTCCGACAGCTCCATCCGCAACAGATCTTCATCCCAGCCAGCATTCATCGGCAGGCGATTATCTGCCAGGCGGTACGCCTTTTTCTGCTCATCCGTCAGGCCAGACAGAACAATGACCGGAACAGAATCCATTTTGAGCATTTCAGCCGCCATAACACGACCGTGACCCGCAATAATTTCGCCCTTTTCGTCAATCAGCACCGGATTAGTCCAGCCGAATTGCTTAATACTTTCTACCAGTTGTGCCACCTGCTCAGGGCTGTGCGTCCTGGCGTTGTGCGCATACGGTGACAATTCTTGTAATGGGCGATAGACTATCTTTAATTTCTCGCTCATACATCCTTGCTTTATGAATAAAACGCACCCCAGCAGCCAGTGCTACTGGGGGCGGAGGTGTTGCTGGTAAAGTTAGGTATTGGATCAATGAGTGAGTCAACATAATATTAAACTCACAATTATAAATCAGCCATATATTAGGAGCGCCAAAAAAAACCTGAAAACAATATAATAACAGGATAAATTTCAAGGCGACCAAGAATCATAGCTATGCACATTAAATATTTTGCAATGTCATTAAGCACTCCGAATGACGATGCAGTAGCCCCAAAACCTAATCCCATATTATTAATACATGCAGCCACTGTTGCAAATGATGTAAGAAAATCATATCCCATACCATTTAACACCAGTATAAAAAACACCGTGAAGAGAGTATAAAGAAAAAAGAAACTCCATACAGACCTCATTACACGATCTGTAACTATCTTCCCTCCTACATTTACACTCAACAACGCTCTGGGATGAGAAAGCTGATTTATCTCGTGTTTGCTTTGTTTGAAAAGTATAAGAAATCGAAGTGACTTAATTCCACCACAAGTTGAACCTATACATCCCCCAAAGAAACTTGACAACAGCAAAAACACTATCGTGTGCGTGGGCCAGCTTGCATAATCCTGCGTAGCTAAACCATTATCAGTGAGCATGGAGCTGGCAAGAAAAAACGAATGAATAAAACTTCCATGCAAGTCATACATACCTATATGCCAGACCTGGAAAGAGGTAACAATGATCACCCCTAAGGCTATTAACAGAAAGAAACGAAGTTCAATATCTCTGATTAAAGGTTTTATCGTTTTCCTGCTAATAACAATATACCAAAGAGTGAAGTTGAAAGCCGATAGCAGGGAAAAAGAACCAGCCACCAGCTCAACCAAATAGTTATTAAAATATCCGATACTCTCGCTATGAGTTGAGAAACCACCAAGCGAAACTGTGGAAATCCCGTGACAAATAGCATCAAACAAAGGCATTCCTGCAAGTCTATAACAGACAATACAAGCAATACCTAATAAAGAATAAGTTATCCACAGTGTCCGTGACGTATCGGCCAGGCGGGGAGTGAGTTTGTCATCCTTAAATGGCCCCGGCATTTCTGACTGATAAAGCTTTGCACCACCAATACCCAATAATGGCAATACAGCAACCGCCAGAACAATAACTCCTAAACCACCTATAAAATTTAACTGTGACCGATAGTACAAATATGCCCGAGGTAATGAACTAACATCATCAATTACAGTTGCTCCTGTTGTTGTTATTCCAGAAACCCCTTCAAACAGAGCATCAATGAACGTTAAATTAAGTTCTGAGTCAATCCATAAAGGGAATGCACTAATAACAGAAAACAAAATCCAAAACATTACAATTATAATAAACCCATCACGGGTACGTAATTGAATGCCAGATTTCTTAGTTGTATACCACGCTCCGCCACCAATACAAAAAAATATAACGAAAGTTATAAAGAAAACGAACAGGCTTTTTTCTTTATAAAACAATGCTACAACCATTGGTGGCAACATTGAAAGACTATAGAGCCAAACCAGGAACCCACACATATGAGTAACAACTCTTACATGAGATGTATTCATATCTAAATATTCTTTCAATTATAACCACCTTGCTGCAATATTATGATTATACTGTATAAAATTTAACTCCTCTTAGATCTTACTTCACTGTTCCTTATGAAACAATCATCAAAATGAATCATATTGTAGTTAAGATTTTACTTTAAACACTGTTCGGTTATGTATTGCTGAGCACCTTCAAGTTGGGCCTGCATCATTACCAGTCGTTCCCGGAGGGTGAAATAATCCCGTTCAGCGGTGTCTGCCAGTCGGGGGGAGGCTGCATTATCCACGCCGGAGGCGGTGGTAGCTTCACGCACTGACTGACAGACTGCTTTGATGTGCAACCGACGACGACCAGCGGCAACATCATCACGCAGAGCATCATTTTCAGCTTTCGCATCAGCTAACTCCTTCGTGTATTTTGCATCGAGCGCAGCAACATCACGCTGACGCATCTGCATGTCAGTAATTGCCGCGTTCGCCAGCTTCAGTTCTCTGGCATTTTTGTCGCGCTGCTCTTTGTAGGCGGTGGCGTTATCACGGTAATGATTAACAGCCCATGACAGGCAGACGATGATGCAGATAACCAGAGCATAAATAATCGCGGCGACTCTGCTCACTGATCTATCCCCCAACAGGCTAATGCGCTTTCCTGGTCACGACGAATAACCTGTCCATAGCAGTTATTTGAACGTATGCGGCAATCGCGCCCACCATCTTTTATCCACCAGCGAATCGCCTCGCATGCACCCTTACGATCACCGGCATTCAGCCGCTTATAAAACGTCGACGGGAAACACTTACCGGGGCCAATGTTATAGGGACAAAATGACGCGATACCCGCTTTCTGTGGTTCGGTCAGTGGTACTTTAATATTGCGCTCCACCCATGCCAGCGCCTTATCACGTTCAATAGCGTTAACCTGGTCGCATTTTTCCTTCGACAGCCTCATTCCCGGTATGACGGGCTTACCATCCACCATTGTGGCACCACGACAGATGGTCCATATACCGGAACCATCGCGGTATGCCGTTGTGTGGTTACCTTCTTTTTCATCCAGAAACTGGTCGAGAATATCAGGCGCAGGCGCACCGACGGCAATCAGTGCCAGAACGGCAGCCGACAGGCCGTATCTGATTTTTGCGTTCATGGATATTTATCAGGATTTATCGGTTTCTGAACCCTGGATATGTTTATCTGTCCCGGCCTGTTGAATCAGGCAAGGAATAGTTAAATACAATAGAGAGGATTATTTATGGACAATAGCACCATTTCTCTACAGGAGTTGCTCGACTGCATTTCCAAGCTTCGGGATGATGTAAATGCCCTTACTGTCGCATTTTCATATCTGGCATTCTCAATTCCCAAGGAACAAATGCAACCAACACTGGCATCGCTCCAGCTTGAATCACTCAACCCCAAATGGTCCCAGCAACAACAAAATTCTTTCAAGTGGCTGGCGGTATTACTGGAAGAAAAATATGCTGGTGAAATTACCATTTCGGCGGAGTCTTCAGTGAACCAGTAATTCTTCCCGGCAGTTTTCCTTTGTAGGTTATCCACACACCCTGCGCCTCTAAAATTATGGGGCGCTTTTCCGGTGACTGCTCATCCCCTTCACATAACCCGGCAGCAACATCCAGGAAGACCTGTCTGATGCTCCTTCTGGCTGCTGCCTCATAAAACTCCAGCGCGGCACCTTCAACACGGTCCAGCGAGATGTCCAGGTCAAAAATTTCACCGTCAAAGCGTTTTTTGTCCCGTAACGCTAAAGTTACCGTAACTTTATTCTCAAAATTGCGGATCCCTTTCACAATCAGTTCATAGTTTTGAGTCATTGAATTACTCTCCCCGTGCAGCCTTACGCTTATCTTCTTTAATCTTGAAATAAAGATTTGTCAGATACGTCAACAGGCCAAACACCAGACTACCCAGCACACCTATTGCTGCCCACTGTGAGGGCGTGACTCTATCGAGCAACTGTAAAAACCAGTAGCCAGCACTGCCTGCGGAGGTGCCATAGGCGACACCTGTTGTTAACTTATCCATGGATTTCATAACCCCCACCTCGCAGATGCGGGCGCTGTGTAATGGAAACAAAAAATGGCCACCAGCGGCCCGTAAAAAACACCCCGTCAAAAGCACCGGCATCCGCAGATGCCCTTTGCGTGGCGTTATTTGATGCGCGCCAGGTGTGGCGCAAAGAAATGAAATAAGACTTATCGAAAATTAAGGTTAATTTGATGATTTAAACCACTTCTGAAGCTTAGTAGTATGAACATGTCCCCAGAAGGGGCCAATACTTATTATTCTTCATGGACTTTGTCCCGCGGTCTTAATCCGACGACCGCGCTACTTTTCACCCTCTCGCAAATTGCTATCTAAAGGACGTTGTCCCACGAGTATTCCTGTATGCTCGTGTCTTTTTTTGTCCTGAGAAAGGAATAAAAAAAACCGCCAGATATGGCGGTTGGTCAATGCAAGGGATGAATTTTTTAATTGTTATTAAACCGAGGCGTCGGGTGCCTCCCGAAGTATTCCGTGCTGCATGGATACTGTGGTTTCCCGCTAAACCGACTCTTTAAACCACCCTCGCACTGAGGAGCGCCTCTGTGGTGCTTTTACAACACCAAAATGATGCATCACCGACCCTGCCAGGAAATACAAAATCTCCACCGATAATGCACCATTCTGCTGCCGTAAAAAATTAGCACTGAGGCTACACCCGGCCTCAAATCATAGCCAGAGAACAGAATGCTTTTTCAAAACAACCTGCTCCCACGTAATAAAAAAATACGCCAGTGCCGTAATACAATAAGGCTTGTTTTAAATGCTGGAGCGGGTAGCGGGAATCGAACCCGCATCATCAGCTTGGAAGGCTGAGGTAATAGCCATTATACGATACCCGCATATGGTGCCGACTACCGGAATCGAACTGGTGACCTACTGATTACAAGTCAGTTGCTCTACCTACTGAGCTAAGTCGGCATTGGTTCTTCAGGGGAGCGATATCACCGAGCGATATCACCGAGCAAAGAAGAGTTCCCCCTCAGAACCGTTTTCGATGATACGATTTAATATTCCAATCGCAACAACACTTTGCGTCAAGCTATGTAAATTTATTTATGCATTTTTATTTTATGTGAACATTTCACCTTCACTTAAAATATACGCGACAATATATATACAAATTTATTTTGAAGGCAATATTAAATGTCGTTTCTTATATCACACCACAATAACAACAAAACCCGCTTGATGGCGGGTTCTATTAAAGTTTAATTGCGCTTGATTCGCCTCGCGATACAGCTTTGCGAAGCGTAGCAAAATTGAAGCAGTTTACGCGTAAAAAATCAAGCCGTTTTTTGAGCGAATGATTCTCGCATGGGAATGTATAGCGCATACTCAGCAACGGCCAACCAATTAGCAATTCGCTTTTCGCATGTGCTAAAACACCACTCTGGGTGTGCATCATTTAGCAATTCAGCCATTTTGCGTTTGGTCATCCCCCGCCCCTCATACCGTTGCCGAAGGACGCTAATCAATCCTGGATGCTCTGCCAGCACCTCACTTATGACCCGATCAATACATAACGCCTCTGCATCAGTACAATGCGCCAGCCAGCTCTTTTGCTTACCGTTAATCATATCCCGCAAAAAAGCCTCAAGTTCAGACTTGTTCAGACCTGCTTTTTTCATCCTCCGGAGCGCCTCGTTAATTGCCGTTTTTGTCAGCTTTTTAGAGGCCAACAACTGGTTGAACATATTCCCCGTCTTACCGCCGCCAATATACGACCAGCGCCCCCACATGCGCAGTTTTCCCTGAATCCAGACACTTTCCAGCGTGGTGAGACGAAGGTGTTCCCCGCTTTTGGCTGTATTTGTTGGGTAAATCATAAATAACCTTCCTTTCTCCAGATTTCTTGCGTGCGAAAAACACCTTCTGCATGCATCAGGCGTAAATCTTCTTTGGTGTAATCGCTTGTTTTTACCCGCCCGTCGATTAAATCGTGGCATGAGCTACAGGCAATCGCCGCCTGCATATCGTGTGGTTTTGTCGCTGTTCCGCACGTTCCCGCCAGTCGGTAATGCGCCAGCACAGAGGTTTCGGGATTGTGATTGCAGTAGCCAGGGATTCTGATCTGGCACATCTGGCCTTTAGCCGCTTTACGTAAATCCACCATTACGCAAACTCCAGTAGCTGCGCGGCCACATTTTCGACTTGTTCCAGAGAGGAAAATTTACGGAACAGAATCCAGTTCCACAGCACATTCAGTACAGATTTATAAACCTGCTGAAACTCGGTTTCGTCCATATTCGCAAACGCGATAGATTTCGCCCGACGCCCACGACTACCATCAGGATAAAGATGCTCGGTGTAAAATCCGGCCTGAATGGTTACCCACTCGCGGAAAGCCTCAAACGACTTTAGCAACGCCGTATCCCGGGTTCTGCGGGTCGCAACGGTGTTAATGTATTGTTCTGCAGCATCACTCAGGGCTGGCGTATGTTCCCGACCTACTGATTCGCACAGGTAATCAACGAAACCAAACACCAGTTCTCGTTCGCGGGGCGTGATCGTCCCACCAACCGGGGTCCAGTAATCGAACCCCAGTTGCAGGAGTTTGAAAAAACGCTTGTGGAATGCGTAGTTACGCACACGCTTAAAATCAGCGTGTATCCACTCGCCTATTTTGATTTGATGCAGAAAATCGCAACTCTCCGGCGTCGCCGGGAGAAGTAATCCGGAAGAGGTTTGTTTGACTAGTTGTATATGCGCCATTTCTCAATCTCTCTATGGCGCAGTGCAGCAGATGCCAGTTGTTCAGGCTGACGAATAAAGTATAAATAAACTGGCTATGGTGTAAAGCTCCACATAGCATGAACAAACACTACATATCAAATAGCTGGTACAAGGATAGAAATACCACACTTATTATTAAAAACGATTAGATAAATTGCATTTTAATGTTATGAAAAAGTTCTTTTTTATCATAACATTTCAATAAAAGCATTGCAGATGCAATCATCCCGTCATCATCAATTGTTTAAGGTGGTTAAACATGGAAAATAACAACTTTGCACATCTCGCTCCTTTTTTATCCGTAATCCTTTTCACTTGTTGTTTTATATGGGCATTATTTTTATAAAGTAGCCATATGATAATTGCTGGAATCATGTTTTCCACTCAAAGCATTAACATTTAATAAGATATAACTAAAAGGATGCCTTTACATTACTTGATGCGCATGTGATTTATTTATATGAACAGTAAAGGCATCCTGGAGATAATCAAGATTAATGATATATTGCCTATCTCATCCCCCACTGTCTTTTACCCAGAAAACATTTATCGTTAAAAATACACATCATAAATAATTAAATTGAAATTTCAAAACACAACTAATGCACACAATAAGGTTCAGTAACAGTAATCTATGTGGACGACATCAAGATTTTTTGGTTAAACTTTAATAACTTACTCCTAACACACAGAATGCATAAACTAAAAGTAAAACAAATAGTTATACGAAAAACAACCATGTTGATTCTATCTTCTCCTCTAATCAACATATCAATTATCTGATTCATAACAGCCAAACATAACCAACACTTCTTCAGATGTATTAAGTCAGGCCCCAACCAGCATTTTGCGGAGGCAGTTCACTCAAATCTGACTATCTGTAGAAACGTGCGGACATTTACGATAGCTTCACTATGATTGATACATTCTGCAATCTCTGTGCCTCAGAAAGTCGAAAGTAGCCTAGGCTATATTATTAAGAGGATAATAATCACATTGAAGGTCGATACGTTACCTTCAATGTGACAATCTATTTATTATTGAATTTGTAGGTTTGTACGTAAGGAACCAGTAGATTCCTCATATAACTTAGATATATAATTAGACATATCATGGTTACTTCGTACTTTTTTATTGAATTTTTTCAGGTACTTATCAACCGTAGTGCTTAGTAGCCCTGAGTCGTCTGTAACGTGAGTTATCCCTAAATTAATCAAAACACCTAATTTATTTTTTTCCACTAAGCTATCAAATGCGGATTTATCCCCGAGCTCATTCAGTGTTGATGCTATGAAGAAACGTGCATAATCAATATGTTCCCCAATTTCCTCATATTGTTCAATTTGAACTGACAAGTCTTCCAAGGCAGATTTGAAAAAATCATATGCGTAATTGTTACTTAAACACTTTGTAAAAATACAAAGAAGAGCTACTGGTGAAAACTCCTTCAGCGGGATGTCGGTATTTCCATGGAGAATATCAACATATAATTTACCTGCATCTATATACGATAAAAGGACTCCCCTTGCTATTTTTTTATACGGAGTTAGATATGAAGCCAAATAAAAAGAACCGTTATAAAATAACCTTAAAAATCTTGTTTTATCGTTACTAGGTTTAAGTTCATTAATTTTATCAATAAGATATTCATTGTCTCTTAATAAACCAAAATAGAAGAAATAACTATTTGCCCAATAAATATCATAAATATTATCATTTATGTCTATTAAGCCACGCTTCCTAAGTCCTTCAGCGTAAAAATACTCCATGAATGATCTGTGTAGAAATGAGAACGTATTAGTTCTAACATTAACTGTTGTTACTTCACTGCGATAAATTAGTCTTTTGAAAAGTTTGTCCTCATCAACATTCAAGTTTCTTTTGGCCAAATAATTTAAAAACATGTCCTGCACTTCAGAAATTGATATGCAGTTTAGAGAGTTATCCATCATAAACATCGCAATTTCTACTAATATATTACTTATTACATCATATTCTGTTTGCGATAATAATCCCTTAGATGTATCCCATCGTCCCAATACTATCTCACTGTATTTTGAGTATAGTTCTGTCATTGTAGATGGTAATTCTTTAATCTCATCAGAGAGTATTCTTGCTAGAAGAATAGCACTCACTGGAGTCCTGGGAATGAATTTAAATAGTGGTGTTTTTTCTATACCATTCTTAAGCTTGTTTGTTATTTTAATGTCATTGCAGATTTTATCTACAAAGTCGATTATTTGACCTGTGCTAAGTGGTATTATCGAGTATCTTGCAAACATCTGATCGATAACTTCATAGTCCTGAAGAGAGTCCATAATTCTTGAAGCAACTAGTAATCGAACTTTATCACTCCTGGATACTTTCTCTACAATGTCCCTGAAGTTGTTTTGCCTTTCCTCAAGTGATTCCTTTACTTCATCCACCGAATCAACAATTAATAAAATATTCCCATCATGTTGTATTTTGTACTTACTTAATACACTTTGTATTATATTTTCAATATTGAGTTTTTTTCTAGAACATCCTTGTATTGGCAAAATACTGGAAGGATGTAGTCTTTTTCGTAAGAATATTCTTCTTTTATTTTTTTAATTAGCTGTTTCAGCAAAGTACTTTTCCCGGAGCCAACAGTTCCCTCTAAAAAAAATAAATCTCTCGGCTCTCACAACACTATACAGCTTTAACGGCCTGTGCCTGCGTTTTTTATGATCTTCCTTGCTTACATATCTATCAATAAGGTTATTTATGCCAACACTACCAAAAAAAGAACTTTCAGGAGTATCACTTATGGTTTGCAATGTATCTGTTAAGTATTGCTCATAATTAATGGATTCGAAATCCCAAAACTCTGGGTAATATTTACTGATTAAAGAACATATTTTCTCACCTTCTATAAACTTTATATTTGTAGATTTGAATTTTAAGTAGATTTTTTCTTGAGCATTATTTGAGATTGATGAATTAGTAACAACCCAAATTTCATTCAAATGTATGTTCTTAGAGCCAGAAGAAATAAAGCGTGGGTATAATTGACACTCTTCTATTTGTCGTTCGACCTCACTATTTGACTGAATTATCTTTCCAACCTTACAAATAACCCCAATATATATTTCCTCATCTAATGCCTCATCTCGTTTAATTATGACAAAATCAGCACCTTTTTCTGATGGTCCTTGCTTATATTCAACATGTGTAACAGTCGGCAAACGTGGTAGAAGCGCTCTTAGCACTGGATGGAAATCATCAACCTCACGTTGCAATGATTCTATTTTCCTTAAGTATTCTGGTTTCATTTGTTTACCTTAAACAGTCTCCAAAAAAATCATTTTATATAACAATCATATTTCATACAATGTCAACTATTAGACTCTTTTTCAACATTATAAACATAGTATCAAAGACTAAGGCGACGGATTTCTCCATCAGGTAATGACCAGATTAGGTTTGGATCTACCACAACCGGTTTCTTCATCTTTGCCCTTGATAGTTTTTTGCGGGCGTTTTGCCAGTCTTTACGCGCCTGCTCAAACGGGAATAATCCGTAGCCAGAATTGTAAACATCACCACTGGCGACCAGTTCTCTGGCAAGAGTGCTTATGTAATACCTTGATGCACCGGTTTTAGCCTCCAGAGCCCGTAACGTCTCGCGACCGCTCAGACGTACAAGTTCAACAACCTGCCCTTTAATTTTTTCCCGCTCTTCTGGTGTAAATGCTTTTGCCATAGGTGCCTCCGGCAATCACTTTTCCGATGCAACATGGCGGGAAGAATCAGTAATCTGTCGTACAATATCCCTGTGCTTGTTCAACTCACGCAGCGCGGCGCAGACTCGCTCCCACTTCTGGACATGACTTTTCGCCCGGCGCAGTTCGCGGTTTGCCATATGCAGCGATGGTAAAATCAGGTCATTGGCTCGCGTTTCAGTGAACGATGGTAGTGACTGCACAATGTCCCCCATAGTATCTGTTTTAATTTCTTCCTGTGTTGCCGCTTCCTGTGCTGGTAACGCAACACCGGCTGGCTGAGGAAAGGCTTTACCATCAGTTTCCGCTACCGATGCAGCTTTCGGCTCTGCTGGTAAATTATCGCCCGGCATGCAGTAACGAAATTTACCGTTCTGATTAACGCGAATCAGACGACCTTTACTGATTGCCATTGCCAGCGTTGAAGCCACTTTGCGTGATGTGATGCCGAAAAACGTAGCCAGTTCATCCGCCGTTTGTGGGCCACGTTGTTCAATCGTCGCAGTTAAATCGCACTCCGAAATTTTTGCGACTGTTGCCGTGGTGGTTTCTTCCGGCAGTTCTGCCTGCTCTGGCTGTTCCTGCTGAACGTTGTTATCAGCCACACGCCAGATGTATACGCTTTTATCAACGAAACCAGCCTTTTTCAGTTCCCACAGCTCGTTCAGTACCTCTTCACGACTGATATCAAGTCGCGCAGCCAGTTCTACCGACGTGGCTTTTCCCATTGCTTTCAGTGCGTCAAAAACAGTCTCCATTAAAATTTCCTCCCGGTAAAAATCACTTCGCAATTCCTGGCAGGACGACATTCGGACGCCAGCTCTCCCAGTTAAAATTCACCCAGCGTCCGCCGTTCATGGTCATGCGATCCATAATCCGCTCGCCGAGCAATGTTTTCATCGCCTCATAGTTCAGGTTTGTCAGCATCCCCACGCTGCGCATCGACGCTGTCCGGCGATCAACAATCTGGTGCAGCACCACCTGCTCGTTTTTTGTCTCGCGCTGAATGCCAATTTCATCAAGAACCAGCAGATCCACTTGGCACAGTTCCCGCAAAAATTTTTCGCCTGATTGCCCGTCGTCATAGCTGGCGTGTAGAGCACTCATGACATCAGCCACGGTAACCACAATCACTGTCTGGCCATCTTTCAGCAGGCGATTCCCGATAGCCGCCGCCAGATGGTTTTTTCCGGTACCAGGTTTTCCGCTGAACGCAAAATTTGTACACCCGGTCATCAGTTCATCAGCGATAGATTTCGCCTGGTTCAACGCGTATCGCTGACCGTCGTTCTGCACCTGGTAATTCGCAAACGAGCATTTGCGGTGCAATGGCTGGATGCCAGAGCGATTCAGAATTTTTTCCACCCGCAACTGACGATTCTGACGGTTGATCTCCTCACAACGTTTCTGGCCTTCGGAAAGTTGCCACTCGCGCCACTCCGCTACCGTTTTGAATGGGGCGGTTACATGTGGCGGGGCCAGTCTGCGGATACGTTCAAGAATGCCGCCTGCCGCAATATTTTTCATGGTCAGTTACCCCCTGAAGCCTGGCGGGATCGCACTATCCGGTAACGAGACGGTGTTAACCTGTCGGAGTAACGTCTCAGGTCGAACACCTTTTGGCGCGAACAAGCCCTGGTATTCATTGGCGATGCTGTGTCGAATCACCTGCTCAGGTGAAAAACCCTGCTGGCGGAATTTTTCCAGCTCCCGTATCGCCCCGTTAGCGCCCTGCTCCGTTCGAATCGGTTTACGCAATGCCTGGCGAAATTCAACCCACTCACGCCAAAGCGAGACAGAAATCCAGTTCGGCAAAGCAATATCCAGAGGGTCAAACTTTTTGACACCTCGATTCCCCCGGGGGGGATTTAGGGGGGGATCTGTTTTTAGATCTTTATCTGTATCTTTATTAGTTGCCTTTGTGTTGACATCATGTTCAAACACCACTTCAACATCTGTTTGAACACCTGTTAAATTTCTCTCTTGTTTTGTTTGAACATCTGCTTCCTTTCTGCTTCTTCTGGCCTGAACCGATGCTTTTCCTGCGGCTGATTTTTTGGTTAATTTTTCCCTGACTGATGCCAGATCTTCCTCAATCCGAAGATGCACCCATTCCTCGCCGTTATCGCAAAAAAACTCCCGCAAGGATGGTTCAACATCAGCCCATCGCTCGTTAGTCAGGCGGGCAATTTTTGCCAGCCTGTTTTTAGGTATTGGCTTTCCTGTTTGCCAGTAATTGAACATCAGCAACAAATACGCACCATGCTCCTCTGCTGACAAATGCATGGTGTCAGCCAGGTAATCAGCTATGTACAGTTGCATGTATGGTAATGCGGCCATAATTGCCCCGTATGATGCTGTCCGGTGGCTTAGAATAAGCACAAACAGCATGGAAACTTTTGCTTAATGAACAATGACAGAATCGTCGGAAGACCCGCCGCCGCTGAAATGCGCTTTCCGGTAAACGGCTTGGACTGCATCATCATGCGCATCAATTGCCGTACTTAACGCTTCCTGCGCCGCCAGTAATGCACGGCGTTCCAGGGTATCGAAGATGCAGAGTCGGTGACGCAGCTCGCGCGGAAGGATTGCCAGAATTGCTGGGATCAGCTTCTGAATTTTTTCTCTTTGCGTTTTCGTTTCACCTTTCAACCAACGGTGATAGATATTCTGCTGATTGTTCCAGTCCTTGCCTGGAACCAGGGGCAATTCGCCGCCCCCCTGGCGCAGATATTCTTCAGTAATTGCATTGGCTACCCATGCCTGCCCTTTTTCGGCTGCCAGGGCAAACAACACTGATTCGATGTGCTCATGCTTGATTTTCATGAATCATTTGCCTCTTGATGTTTCAGGTATGATCAAATGAGGATTTGTTACTGTCATTTAGTTACTTCACTGACATATTCTGCGAACAACATGCCGAACGTCGTAAATATGACCAGTCAATATCAGGACGAAGTTCTTCGCACAGAACCTCACCTCTTGTTGCACGTTCAATTGCTGGACATCTCTCGGCAGGCAATTGACGTACCCCTTTGATCCATTGATTTACGCTTGGAGGTGATACACCTAAAAGCCTAGCCATTGCTGATTGCCCACCGACAACAGCACAAGCTTGCTTGAATGAATAGTTCTCTTTTTTCATCGAATGAACTCCAAAAACACACAGAAATATTAGGCGACGCCTAACGCAAATGTCAATAGGCTATGCCTAATGCAATAAGGGTAGGGATTGCCTAATGCAATGAGCATAGGAGAATATTAAGCAATGCTTAGTGGTAAAGACTTAGGCCGAGCGATAGAGCAGGCCATTAACAAAAAAATCGCATCGGGATCCGTCAAATCAAAGGCGGAGGTCGCACGCCACTTCAAAGTCCAACCACCATCAATTTATGACTGGATTAAGAAAGGCTCCATAAGTAAAGATAAACTTCCAGAATTATGGCGTTTCTTTTCTGATGTTGTTGGTCCAGAGCATTGGGGGCTTAACGAATACCCCATACCAACCGCCACCAATTCAGATACAAAAAGTGAACTTTTAGATATAAACAACCTTTATCAAGCAGCCTCTGATGAAATAAGAGCGATTGTAGCTTTCCTGTTATCTGGAAATGCTACAGAACCAGATTGGGTTGACCACGATGTTCGCGCCTACATAGCAGCGATGGAAATGAAAGTGGGTAAGTATCTGAAAGCTCTAGAATCTGAACGGAAAAGCCAGAACATCACAAAAACTGGAACTTAAACTTATATGGTCTGACGGAAAACTCCTGGATTCCGTTATTTAACCCCCCATCACTTTCTCCTGTTGCCATCACCTATTAGGTTACGCTCAAAACATTAGGCATAGCCTATTGACAATCAATTAGGCATTACCTATAGTTCCAGCATACCACCCACCCCGCCCCACAGAACGCCGGGCAATACTTCGAGTTACCAGGCAGTGGTAAGGGGTTAAGTAGCCAGCCCGAGGCGTATGAACATGACGGCGGGATTCAAATTTTGCAGTGCAGCAGTTAGTTCCGCCACCCGGCGTTAAGGGGAGAGATAAGATGGTGCATTACGAAGTAGTTCAGTATTTGATGGATTGTTGCGGTATCACTTACAACCAGGCTGTGCAGGCTTTACGCAGCAACGACTGGGATCTCTGGCAGGCAGAAGTCGCTATACGTAGCAACAAGATGTGAGATTCGCAAAATGCAAAAAATCGACCTCGGCAACAACGAATCCCTGGTGTGCGGCGTGTTCCCCAACCAGGATGGAACGTTCACTGCCATGACGTATACCAAAAGCAAAACATTTAAAACCGAAACTGGTGCGCGCCGATGGTTGGAGAAGCACACAGTAAGCTAACGATTAAAACGTCTACTCCTGCTGTTCCAGAATAACTTCATAAAATGGGAGTATTTTTCGGTGACGAGATAATAAGAACAGTTTGCGCTATCACTCTGATGTTGAATGATGCCCTTCCGTTCTAATTTTTTCATAACCGGGTTACGGCAAGGAGAAGTGATAATAAGATTTCCTGTTTTAAGGAAATCTTTAAATACAGCGATTTCTTTCTCAGATAAACGAAGCAATACTCGTTGCTCTGGTAGTAATGAATAATGCTTTTGAATATGTGCTCGCAATCTTGAGAAGGAAATGGCGACCACGAAAGAAAAGGCAAAAACGATAATCTGAAAGAGCCAAGGTATTTCAGTATAAGCATTGAATGCGACAGTAAACTCTTTCGGTATCAGCCAGAGAGTGAGACCAAAAATGATAATCGTATACATAAGTCTTTCGAGTGGCTCGTTAGCAAAAAGTTTCAACAATGGAGTAAATACATCCAACATATCAATAACTCTCAACTGTAAGGGTATTGAAATGTTAACACAAGCTCTCGCTGTAGGGGTATAGCCGAGACCACCGAAGCCCGGAGGTGGTGAAATAAAACCGGGCACAACACGAAGGCGCATTTCCGATATCCATAAAGAGTCGGTCTTGTCTGTTAAATTTAAATGGTGGGAGTGCGCCTCCGGTTGTAAATAACGACATTGCTGTGTGTAGTCCTGGCGGCATCAGTTTTTTTCTTGAAGTTCGGCTGATGTCCGCCCTTTTTAAAGTGAATTTTGTGATGCGGTGAATGCGGCTAAGCGCACGTGGCACAGTTAAAAGTCATGTTAGTCCTTATTGGTTTGGGTGGGAAAGCCGACTGTAATTGTTAACTGGTTGCAGTCACCTGGAGGCACCAGGCACCGCATCAACAAAGTTCATTTGTAAAAATGGAGATAATTATGATTGCACATCACTTCGGAACTGATGAAATACCACGTCAGTGTGTGACTCCTGGCGATTATGTTCTTCATGAAGGCCGGACATATATTGCCTCGGCAAACAATATTAAAAAGCGAAAACTATATATTCGTAACCTGACCACAAAAACATGCATTACTGACCGCATGATTAAAGTCTTCCTCGGTCGTGATGGTTTACCTGTAAAGGCGGAGTCATGGTGATGACTAAGAAAATAAAATGTGCTTACCACCTTTGTAAAAAAGACGTTGAAGAAAGCAAAGCTATTGAAAGAATGCTTCACTTTATGCACGGGATTTTATCAAAAGACGAACCGAGAAAATATTGCAGTGAAGCTTGTGCCGAAAAAGACCAGATGGCACATGAACTTTAATTAATTGACTATTCGAAACTGAATTTATGCCAGAAATGGCAGGTATTCGCTCAACCTTAATTAAGGAGAAAAACATGATTACCAATTATGAAGCCACTGTTGTAACTACCGATGACATTGTTCACGAGGTGAATCTGGAAGGAAAGCGCATTGGCTACGTAATTAAAACAGAAAATAAAGAAACCCCATTCACTGTGGTTGATATCGATGGTCCATCAGGCAACGTAAAAACACTTGATGAAGGTGTCAAAAAAATGTGCCTGGTGCATATCGGAAAGAATCTGCCCGCAGAAAATAAAGCCGAATTTCTGGCAACTCTAATTGCAATGAAATTAAAAGGTGAAATCTGAAAGAAATAGCCTGCGTATGGCGCAGGCTATGAACAGTGTGTATCCGGCAAGATCATTCACTGAACAAAACGAATTTTAATCTGAGTTGAGGTTAAAAAACAATGAGCACAAAACCACTCTTCCTGTTACGGAAAGCGAAAAAATCATCCGGTGAACCTGACGTCGTCCTGTGGGCAAGCAACGATTTTGAATCGACCTGTGCCACTCTGGACTACCTGATCGTTAAGTCAGGTAAAAAACTGAGCAGCTATTTTAAAGCTGTTGCCACGAATTTTCCTGTCGTTAATGACCTGCCCGCTGAAGGTGAGATCGATTTTACCTGGAGTGAACGCTATCAACTCAGCAAAGACTCCATGACATGGGAACTAAAACCGGGAGCAGCACCAGACAACGCTCACTATCAAGGCAATACCAACGTCAACGGCGAAGACATGACTGAGATTGAGGAGAATATGCTACTCCCAATTTCTGGCCAGGAACTGCCCATTCGTTGGCTTGCTCAACACGGCAGCGAAAAACCGGTAACGCACGTTTCACGCGACGGACTCCAGGCATTACACATTGCTCGGGCTGAAGAACTACCGGCTGTTACTGCCCTGGCTGTTTCCCACAAAACCAGCCTGCTCGACCCGCTGGAAATTCGCGAACTCCACAAACTGGTTCGTGACACTGACAAAGTTTTCCCTAATCCTGGTAATTCAAACCTGGGACTGATAACTGCTTTTTTCGAAGCATACCTGAACGCTGACTACACCGATCGAGGACTGCTGACAAAAGAGTGGATGAAGGGTAATCGTGTTTCACACATCACTCGCACGGCTTCCGGTGCTAATGCTGGCGGCGGAAACCTCACCGATCGCGGCGAAGGTTTCGTACACGATCTGACGTCACTGGCGCGCGACGTAGCCACTGGCGTACTGGCCCGTTCAATGGATCTGGACATCTATAACCTTCATCCGGCACACGCTAAACGCATTGAGGAAATTATCGCTGAAAATAAACCGCCCTTTTCTGTTTTCCGCGACAAATTCATCACCATGCCTGGCGGGCTGGATTATTCCCGCGCCATCGTGGTTGCGTCCGTAAAAGAAGCACCAATTGGGATCGAGGTCATCCCCGCGCACGTCACTGAATATCTGAACAAAGTACTGACTGAAACCGATCATGCCAACCCTGATCCGGAAATCGTGGATATTGCCTGCGGTCGCTCCTCTGCCCCGATGCCGCAGCGAGTAACAGAAGAAGGAAAACAGGATGATGAAGAAAAACCGCAACCATCTGGAACAACGGCAGTTGAACAGGGAGAGGCTGAAACAATGGAACCGGACGCAACTGAACATCATCAGGACACGCAGCCGCTGGATGCTCAGTCACAGGTAAATTCTGTTGATGCGAAATATCAGGAACTGCGGGCAGAACTCCATGAAGCCCGGAAAAACATTCCATCAAAAAATCCTGTCGATGCCGATAAATTGCTTGCTGCATCACGTGGTGAATTTGTTGACGGAATTAGCGACCCGAACGATCCGAAATGGGTAAATGGGATCCAGACTCGCGATTGTGTGTACCAGAACCAGCCAGAAACGGAAAAAACCAGCCCGGATATGAATCAACCTGAGCCAGTAGTGCAACAGGAACCGGAAATAGCCTGCAATGCCTGCGGCCAGACTGGCGGGGATAACTGCCCTGACTGTGGTGCGGTGATGGGCGACGCAACATACCAGGAAACATTCGATGAAGAGAGTCAGGTTGAAGCTAAGGAAAATGATCCGGAGGAAATGGAAGGCGCTGAACATCCGCACAATGAGAATGCTGGCAGCGATCCGCATCGCGATTGCAGTGATGAAACTGGCGAAGTCGCAGATCCCGTAATCGTAGAAGACATAGAGCCAGGTATTTATTACGGAATTTCGAATGAGAATTACCACGCGGGTCCCGGTGTCAGTAAGTCTCAGCTCGATGACATTGCTGATACTCCGGCACTATATTTGTGGCGTAAAAATGCCCCCGTGGACACCACAAAGACAAAAACGCTCGATTTAGGAACCGCTTTCCACTGCCGGGTACTTGAACCGGAGGAATTCAGTAACCGCTTTATCGTAGCACCTGAATTTAACCGCCGTACAAACGCCGGAAAAGAAGAAGAGAAAGCGTTTCTGATGGAATGCGCAAGCACAGGAAAAACGGTTATCACTGCGGAAGAAGGCCGGAAAATTGAACTCATGTATCAAAGCGTTATGGCTTTGCCGCTGGGGCAATGGCTTGTTGAAAGCGCCGGACACGCTGAATCATCAATTTACTGGGAAGATCCTGAAACAGGAATTTTGTGTCGGTGCCGTCCGGACAAAATTATCCCTGAATTTCACTGGATCATGGACGTGAAAACTACGGCGGATATTCAACGATTCAAAACCGCTTATTACGACTACCGCTATCACGTTCAGGATGCATTCTACAGTGACGGTTATGAAGCACAGTTTGGAGTGCAGCCAACTTTCGTTTTTCTGGTTGCCAGCACAACTATTGAATGCGGACGTTATCCGGTTGAAATTTTCATGATGGGCGAAGAAGCAAAACTGACAGGTCAACAGGAATATCACCGCAATCTGCGAACCCTGTCTGACTGCCTGAATACCGATGAATGGCCAGCTATTAAGACATTATCACTGCCCCGCTGGGCTAAGGAATATGCAAATGACTAAGCAACCACCAATCGCAAAAGCCGATCTGCAAAAAACTCAGGGAAACCGTGCACCAGCAGCAGTTAAAAATAGCGACGTGATTAGTTTTATTAACCAGCCATCAATGAAAGAGCAACTGGCAGCAGCTCTTCCACGCCATATGACGGCTGAACGTATGATCCGTATCGCCACCACAGAAATTCGTAAAGTTCCGGCGTTAGGAAACTGTGACACTATGAGTTTTGTCAGTGCGATCGTACAGTGTTCACAGCTCGGACTTGAGCCAGGTAGCGCCCTCGGTCATGCATATTTACTGCCTTTTGGTAATAAAAACGAAAAGAGCGGTAAAAAGAACGTTCAGCTAATCATTGGCTATCGCGGCATGATTGATCTGGCTCGCCGTTCTGGTCAAATCGCCAGCCTGTCAGCCCGTGTTGTCCGTGAAGGTGACGAGTTTAGCTTCGAATTTGGCCTTGATGAAAAGTTAATACACCGCCCGGGAGAAAACGAAGATGCCCCGGTTACCCACGTCTATGCTGTCGCAAGACTGAAAGACGGAGGTACTCAGTTTGAAGTTATGACGCGCAAACAGATTGAGCTGGTGCGCAGCCTGAGTAAAGCTGGTAATAACGGGCCGTGGGTAACTCACTGGGAAGAAATGGCAAAGAAAACGGCTATTCGTCGCCTGTTCAAATATCTGCCCGTATCAATTGAGATCCAGCGTGCAGTATCAATGGATGAAAAGGAACCACTGACAATCGATCCTGCAGATTCCTCTGTATTAACCGGGGAATACAGTGTAATCGATAATTCAGAGGAATAATTGAGCCTGGCGGTGTAATGCACCGCCAACTTGAAATATTTTTTATGAGAAAAATTATGAGATATGACAATGTTAAACCATGTCCATTTTGTGGTTGTCCATCAGTAACGGTGAAAGCCATTTCAGGATATTACCGAGCGAAGTGTAACGGATGCGAATCCCGAACCGGTTATGGTGGAAGTGAAAAAGAAGCACTCGAAAGATGGAATAAACGAACCACTGGAAATAATAATGGAGGTGTTCATGTATAAAATTACCGCCACTATTGAAAAGGAAGGTGGCACTCCTACTAACTGGACAAGATATTCAAAATCTAAACTAACGAAATCAGAATGCGAAAAAATGCTCTCAGGTAAAAAAGAAGCAGGCGTTTCCAGAGAGCAGAAAGTAAAACTGATAAATTTTAATTGCGAGAAACTTCAGTCCTCGAGAATTGCATTGTATTCAAATTAAAACTTCATAGCTGATTATTAATAATCAACATCGGGCGTCAATTTCAGTCTAACATTGGCGCCTGCCAGAGGTGATGCGATGGCACAAGTAATCTTTAATGAAGAGTGGATGGTTGAATACGGCCTGATGCTTCGCACTGGTCTGGGGGCCAGACAAATTGAAGCATACCGCCAGAACTGTTGGGTGGAGGGCTTCCACTTCAAACGAGTATCTCCTTTAGGTAAGCCAGACAGCAAACGAGGGATTATCTGGTACAACTATCCAAAGATAAATCAGTTTATCAAAGACTCATGATATGTCTAAATTACCAACAGGTGTCGAGATTAGAGGTAGATACATTCGCATCTGGTTCATGTTTCGAGGAAAACGATGTCGGGAAACATTAAAAGGCTGGGAGATTACAAACAGTAATATTAAAAAGGCCGGAAATTTAAGAGCGCTGATAGTTCATGAAATAAACTCCGGTGAATTTGAGTATTTAAGACGTTTTCCCCAGTCCAGCACTGGGGCAAAAATGGTGACAACGAGAGTCATAAAAACGTTCGGAGAGCTTTGTGATATCTGGACAAAAATTAAAGAGACAGAGTTAACAACAAACACAATGAAGAAAACAAAATCACAATTAAAAACACTCAGAATAATAATTTGTGAAAGTACCCCGATATCACATATTCGTTATAGCGATATCTTAAACTACCGGAATGAACTGCTGCATGGAGAAACGCTTTACCTGGATAATCCAAGATCCAACAAAAAAGGAAGAACCGTGCGCACAGTTGATAACTATATCGCCCTGCTCTGTTCGCTGTTGCGTTTTGCGTATCAGTCGGGATTTATATCAACCAAACCATTTGAAGGAGTAAAAAAATTACAGCGAAACAGAATAAAGCCTGATCCGTTATCTAAAACAGAATTCAATGCATTAATGGAAAGTGAAAAAGGACAGAGCCAGAACTTGTGGAAATTTGCCGTTTACTCAGGACTTCGTCACGGGGAACTGGCAGCTCTGGCGTGGGAGGATGTGGATCTCGAAAAGGGAATAGTGAATGTCAGAAGAAACCTGACGATACTTGATATGTTCGGTCCCCCAAAAACAAATGCCGGGATCCGGACAGTAACACTACTGCAGCCTGCTCTTGAAGCACTGAAGGAGCAATACAAACTGACCGGGCATCATCGCAAAAGCGAAATCACCTTTTATCATCGGGAGTACGGCAGAACCGAAAAGCAAAAACTGCATTTTGTTTTCATGCCCAGGGTGTGTAACGGAAAACAAAAACCTTATTACTCGGTAAGCAGTTTGGGGGCAAGGTGGAATGCAGCAGTAAAACGTGCTGGTATTCGCCGTCGTAATCCGTACCATACGCGGCATACTTTTGCCTGCTGGCTGTTGACGGCAGGAGCGAACCCGGCATTTATAGCCAGCCAAATGGGGCATGAAACTGCGCAGATGGTGTATGAAATTTACGGTATGTGGATTGATGACATGAACGACGAACAGATAGCCATGTTGAATGCGCGGTTATCGTAG